GTATCGCATTAGAAATTCCAGACGGATTTGTAGGATTAATATTTCCTCGTTCATCAATTAGAAAGACAGGATTGGATTTAAGTAATTCGGTTGGCGTATGTGATAGCGGATATAGAGGTGAACTTCAGGCTACATTCAATAAGGTATATGGTGGTGAAAGATTTTATGATGAAACAAAAAATACTGAAGATAAATCAAATGACTTTTATAAAGTAGGTGATAGAATAGCACAAATTATAATTATACCTTACCCACCAATAGAATTTGTACAGGTTGATGAGTTATCGGATTCAGAAAGAGGTGATGGTGGGTTTGGTTCAACTGGAAAATAAAAATATATGTTTGAATATCAAGAAGAAAGTATAAACCACACATTGTGGACTGAAAAGTATAGACCAACTAAGTTGGATGATTATGTGGGCAATGAACACTTAAAAACAAAAGTTGCAGGATATTTGGAAAACGATGATATACCACATCTTCTTTTATTCGGAAGAGCCGGTACGGGTAAAACTACTCTTGCTAAATTAATTGTAAAATCAATTGAGTGTGATTTTATGATTATAAACGCATCGGATGAGAATAACGTTGAAATGGTAAGAACAAAAGTTAAGAATTTTGCTTCTTCTATGGGATTTAAAAAATTCAAAGTTATTATTTTGGATGAGTTTGATTATATGAGTAAAGAAGCTCAGGCTATTCTTCGTAATTTAATGGAAACATTTAGTGCACATTGCCGATTTATTTTAACTTGTAATTATGTAGAAAAAGTTATTGAACCGATTCAGTCTCGTTGTCAATCTTTTCAAATTATCCCACCAACAAAAAAAGATGTAGCAATTCATATAAGTAGAATTCTTAACATAGAACAAATAGAGTTTAATCCAAAAGATTTAGTGCCTATTATTGATTCATCATATCCTGATATTCGTAAGGTAATTAATACTTGCCAATTAAATTCAATTAAAGGTAAATTGAAAGTAGATGTTCAGAATCTTTTAGAAAATGATTACAAAATGAAAGTATTGGATATTCTTAAATCCAATGATGATAAGAGAAATAAATACATGAAGGTAAGACAAGCAATCATTGATTCTAAAGCAAAAGATTTTTCAGAATTATATACTCTTTTATATGATAAAGTTGAAGAATATGGTGCTGATAATACATCTGGTGTTATACTTTATTTAGGCGAAGCCGTAGCTAATTCATCTTTGGCAAATGATAAAGAAATCTTAGCAGCAGCTACATTAATAAAAATATTAAATATAATATAATATGGCTAATATTATAGGAGCAGGTCAAATTCCACAACAACCACAACCAAAAGTAGATATATCCGCATCCGTACCTTTTGTATGCGAAAAATGTGGTGGCAAAGTATTTTTACCAGCTATGAAGTGGAGAAAGTTATCTAAGTTAGCATATGGTGGTGACCAGGATATGATGATACCTTTTGAAATATATGTTTGCGGTGATTGTGGTGCAGAGCAAGAATCACTTAAACCCATTCAGCTAAGAGCATTAGAACAAAAGGATAAATTACAGGCAGAAGAAAATAGTTCATCAGATTTATAATACAATGCCAAAAACATTATTTGACCATCTTAACGCTATAACTTTGGATAAAAATCCAAAGTATTGGGACACGCTTGAAGAATCTGATAAAAAAACATGGAGTAACTATATGATACTCCGTTTTCTTTCTATGAATTCTGATTGGATAGAAACAATTGCAGATATACAACCTTATATACAAAATGCACCACCAAAAGCAATGTATCTTGCTTTGATTGGTTTAATACCTAAGAAAAAAGCTTTTCTAAAATATATGAAACCATCTTCAGCAGATAAGTATGAAGGTTGGATTGTAGAATTAGTGGCAAGGTATTACGAAGTATCTCAATTAGAAGCTGAAGATTATCTTAATATATTATATCAAACAACCGCAGGTAAGCAACACATCAAACAAATTGCGGAGGCTTATGGTACTGACCCTAAGCAAATTACTAAATTAAAACTCAAAGTTTAATTTGGTTATTTCACCATTTTTTCGTATCTTTACATTATGGCAAAAGTATCATTTTCGCAGTACTCAATGTGGAGTAACTGCCCTCAACAATATAAGTTAAATTATATAGATAAATTGGGTGAAAGTTCTGGTAATATTCACACAATATTTGGAAGTTCAATGCACGAAACTATTCAACACTATCTATCAGTAATGTATGGTGTTTCTAAAAAGCAAGCAGATGAAATAAATTTAGATAAGTTGCTTTTGGAAAGAATGAAAGAAAACTTTACTAAAGAGAGACAAACTCTTAGTGAAGGTGCACCTTGTACTCAATTAGAATTAGAAGAATTTTATGGTGATGGTAGAAGAATTTTGGAATGGTTGAAAAAGAATCTTAACAAATTTTACTCAAAATCAGGCTATGAATTGGTTGGTATAGAGATTCCTTTAAATACACCAATTAAAGAGGGTGTACATTTTATTGGTTTTATTGATATTGTATTAAGAAATTTGGCTGAGAATTCAATAGTAATTGTTGACTTAAAGACATCAACTATGGGTTGGAATCAGTATCAAAAAGCAGATAAGTTTAAAAATGCACAAATTCTTTTGTACAAAAAATACTATTCTGATTTATTTAATATTCCACTTTCTAAAATAAAAGTTGAATATCAAATAATGAGAAGAAAACTTCCTGAAGATTCTGCATTTCCTATACCATATGTATCTAAACATGCACCATCTAATGGAGCACCATCAGTAAAAAAAGCTCATGATGAATTTATGGAATTTATCAATGAGGTATTCAATGATGATGGTACATATAAAAATATAGATTTTCCTAAAGTTCCCGGTGCAAATAAAAAAAATTGTAAATGGTGTGAATTCTTAGGTAAGCATTGTGATGGTAAGGCTACAAAATAAAAAAAGTTCTTTAAAAGTTATTGTTTTTTCTTGTTGTAATATACTTATATATACAAATATATAAATTAATATTATAATGAATCAAGAAAACACAAAGCTAACTACTGTGAAAATCTTGAAAGATGTTTATTCATCATTCAAAAAAGTATCTTTCGATTCTGATGTTACCCTTCAAAAGTTGGTAAATCGTACAGTTGAAAGATATGTTAAAGATGAAGAATTTCGTAAGGAAATGAATGAATACTTACAATTACAAATTTCAGGTTCACAATTTTAAAATAAGTTATGGCAAAGAAAAAAATATTGTTACTTTCAGATGATTTAAGAATGGCGAGTGGTATCGCTACAATGTCCAAAGAATTTGTATTAGGGACAGTACACAAATACGATTGGTTTCAAGTAGGAGCAGCAATTAATCATCCCGAATCTGGAAAAGTTTTAGATGTAAGCGATGATATTAAAAAAAATTATGGTATAGAGGATGCTAATGTAAAAATACTTCCTTGGAATGGCTATGGTAATGCAGATTTAATTAGACAATTAATAAATGCAGAAAAGCCGGATGCCATCTTACACTTTACCGACCCTCGTTATTGGACATGGTTATATGATATCGAGCATGAAATTAGACAAAATATCCCACTTCTATTTTATGCTATATGGGATGATTTACCAGACCCTATGTATAATCGTAACTTTTATGAAAGTTGTGATTGGATAGGATGTATATCTCGTCAAACTTATGGTATTATCAAAAGAATTGGACAAAGAACCGATAAATCAACTTGGATACCAAAACAGCCTTGGCAAGTTAGTTATGTACCACATGGTATTAATACTGATATATATAAACCAACCGATGTACCTATTGAATATAGAAATGAAATATTAGGTGATAAAGAATATGATTTTGTTCTTTATTGGAGTAATCGTAATATCAGAAGAAAACAACCCGCTGATGTAATTTATGCTTTTAAATTATTTTGTGAAAAAATTGGAAAAGAAAAAGCAGATAAGTGTTTGTTATTAATGCATACTCAGCCCGTAGATGAGAATGGTACTGATTTACCGGCAGTTATAGAAGCAGTAGCATCCGATATTAATATTAAGTTTTCAGAAAAAAGAAGAGGACAGAATGAATTAAATTTCAATTATAATTTAGCTGATGCTACAATCAATATTGCTAACAATGAAGGGTTTGGATTAGCTACTGCTGAATCAGTAATGGCTGGAACACCGATTATTGTAAATGTAACTGGTGGGTTACAAGACCAATGTGGATTTAAAGTTGAGGGTAATGTATTAGTTGCTGATGATTATATTAAGATTGGTTCTTTGCATGAGTGGAGAAAGTGGGAAGCAAAAGCAGAACCAGGTCCTTGGGTAATACCTGTATGGAGTAGAGCATTGGCATTAGCAGGTTCAGTACCAACCCCATATATTTGGGATGATAGAGTTGATTTGCATGATGTAGCAAATGCTATTGAAAAAATGTACAACATTCCAAAAGAAAAAAGAAAAGAAAACGCCCTAATTGGTAGAGAATTTTTTATTAATGAAGCTGGATTATCACATACCAATATGTGTAAAACTCTTATTGATGGTATTGAATCTACATTTGAAAATTGGAAACCTCGCCAAAGATTTCAAATATTTAAAGTTAAATAAGTTATAAAATATGAATAAGCCAACATTAGTATTTCAAGGACCTATTTTTACAAGAAGTGGTTATGGTGACCATTGTAGAGATTTGATGAAATCACTTCGTAAAATGGATAAATTTGATATTAAAATTATTCCACTTCGTTGGGGGAATACACCACAAAATCAAGTTAGTGACCAAGATGAATTTGGACGTTGGATGTTAGAAAGAGTTATTGGACAAATCGGCAATAAACCAAATGTATTTATTCAGATTTCAGTTGCAAATGAATTCGAACCAAAAGGTGATTATAATATTGGTATAACCGCAGGTGTTGAAACAACAATTGCACCAAAAGATTTTATTGATGGTTCTAATAAAATGGATTTGATTATAGTACCATCTAACTTTACAAAACAAAATTTAGGAGGAACTGTATATCAACAAAAAGACCAAGCTACAGGTCAAATAGTTGGTGAAATTAAAACTAATACACCAATTGAAGTACTTTTTGAAGGAGTTGATACTGAAATATTTAATAAAGGTTTTCAAAAACCCGGCCAAACGGCTGATATTTTAGAAAATGTAAAAGAAGATTTTTGCTTCTTAGTTGTTGGTCATTGGTTAAAGGGTAGTTTGGGAAATGATAGAAAAGATATTGGTATGGCTATAAAAACATTTGCTACGGTATTTCAATATCTACCAAAAGATAAACAACCTGCTCTTTTACTCAAAACATCACATGCTGGATTTAGTGTAATTGATAGAGAGGAAACCCGAAGAAAAATTGATGAAGTTTTAAAAACTTATGGACATAAATGCCCACCAATATATTTGATACATGGTGATTTAGAAGAAACTGATATGAGTAATCTCTATCACCACCCTAAAGTAAAAGCGATGATTTCATTTACTAAAGGTGAAGGATATGGTAGACCTATGGCTGAATTTACTTTAACAGGCAAACCAATTATTGCAAGTGGTTGGAGTGGACAAATGGACTTTTTACCAACAGAACATGCAGTACTTTTAGAAGGTTCATTAACTCAAATAGATGAGTCTGCAGCTGACCAATTTATTATAAAAGAAGCACAATGGTTTACTGTAAACTATTCAAATGCCGCTAATAAAATTTATGATGTATTCAACAAATATAATGAATATCTAAAAAAATCAGCTGGATTAAGAGAAAATACTTTAAAGAATTTTACTTTAGAAAAAATGCATGAAAGATTTACACAAATATTAGATACTTATGTAAAGAAATCTCCGCAACTAATTCCATTTAATATGCCGAAGGTAAATACTTCTAAAATGCAAATACCAAAATTAAATAAAGTATAATGTCATTCGCTATTCAATATAAAAAATTTATACAATCTGAAAAAAGTGTTTCAAAAAGTTTGATTAGGCCAAGAAATGTATATAGAATAAACACATACAAATATATTGATGGTTCTTCTAAAAGTTTGAGTGGTATGGATAGTGCTTTAATACTTGTATTAGGAATTACTACTGATAAAAAGATTTCCTGTATTAAGATTAGTTTAGTAAAGCCAGATATATTCTTTAAGTTTTTAAAGAAAATGTTGATAAAAGGGCTTGATGAAGAAAAAATAAAATCAGCAACAAAATTAGAAGAACTTATAGTTTTATCTGATAAAGGTGGAAAAAAATTGTTTTCTTCTTTTTTAAAAAATGACCCAATTTACGATAAAGAACCCGATTCATACAGAACATATACATTAGCTGGTATAAAAAGTGTAGAAGAAGTAAATTTTAAAACGGAAACTCTTCTCAAATATTATAAATAAGTATTCTTTTACCTTTTATTAATATTTACTTGTGTAACAATACAATTATTCAAGGTAAATAGAAAATGGCAATAATAAAAAGAATTCCCAAAGGCTCTCCGCTTACCGCAGCGGAAATGGATTCCAACCTGACTATTTTAGAACAAAC